CCTTTACAGACCTTACAATTAAAAACTTTTGACTTATATCAAAAGTTTGGTAATAATTATCAATCAAAAAGTCTAGTCTTAATAGATATATCAGACAATTCATTAAACTTATATGGTCAATGGCCGTGGAAGAGAGATCAATTAGGTCGTGCTATTATTAAAGCATATCAAAATGGTGCCGCTTTAGTTTTCTTAAATGTAGTTTTTGTACATAAAGATAGACTAGGTGGTGATGAAATGTTTTTAAAAATGATCTCAAAGTATCCTGTTATCTTAACAGAAACTAAAGACGCAAAAAATTTACAAAGTATAAAAAGAAAAGTATTAGGTGTAGGTGATGTTCTTGTTCCAGTAGATGTAGATGGCACTATTAGAAAATTACCTTTAGAAAATTCTGTACCTGAAACAATATTAAAAATTATTAAGTTTAAAATACCTAAACAAGATGATATATGGATAGATTTTAGACATCAAATACCTAGAATAGATCACGCAGAATTAGATTGGTCATCTGTAAAAGGTAAAATTGTATTCATAGGTGCTACATTTTCAGGTTCAACATATGTACTAACACCTGATGGTTTAAAAAATCCACACGATATAATGGCAATGTCAACTGAAACTTTGTTATCAGGTAAGTATATTCAAAGACCTGATTGGTTGCCTAAATTAGAATGGATAGGATTTATATTAGGTCTACTTGCATTTGTATTGATTATACCTAGAGTAGGTTTATTATGGTCAGCAGTATTACTATTTGGTGCATATGCTGATATTGCTATAGGTTCTGCTTATCTATGGCATAGTAAAATGATAATTACAGATTGGTCTTATATTGCAATTGCAATAACTATTGTATGGTCACATTTAATATATAATAACTTTGCACGAGAGAATAGATTAAAGTTACAAATTAAAAAACAATTTGAACATTACCTAGAACCTAAAATGGTTAAGAAACTACAACAGAATCCTGACTTACTAAAATTAGGTGGTGAAACAAAAGAACTAACATTTTTATTTTGTGATATAAGAGGATTTACACCATTGTCAGAAAAGTATCAAAAGAATCCTGCAGAATTAACAAAAGTTATTAATAGATTTTTAACGCCTATGACAGAAATAATTATGAGAAATGGCGGTACTATTGATAAATATATGGGTGATTGTATAATGGCATTTTGGAATGCGCCTATTGACACACCAAAACATAAAGAGTTAGCAATAACTTCAGCACTTGAAATGATGGATAAGTTAGATTATTTAAATAATATGAATGGTTTTGGAGATCAAAATAAAATAAATATAGGTATCGGAATCAATACAGGAAAATGTATTGTCGGTAATATGGGTAGTAAACAAAGATTTGACTATTCAGTAATAGGTGATCCTGTAAACTTGGCAAGTAGATTAGAAGGAGTTTCTAAAAACTATGACGCCACATTGGTAGTGGGAGAAGATACCTACCGTGATATATCTACATTATATAACTTTAAACTTTTAGATGAGGTACAAGTAAAAGGTAAATCAAATAAAGTTTCAATATACACAATAGAGAGAGAAAATGGACTACGGAACAATAAATCTAATACTAATATCAGGACTTCTAATTTGGTATAATATATCAATATACAATTGGATAGAAAGAGATTTTTAGTGCCAGATCAAACAGAAATAAAAGTAGATATAGAATCACTTAAAAAAGATATAGAAAATATCAACAATATTCAAGGTCGTTTAGATACTGCTATTGATAAACTAACAGATGTATCAACATCTATTAAGTCAATGTTAGCAGTACACGAAGAAAAAATCCAAAGACAAGAACAAATAGATGATATTATATTTAAGAAATTAAAAGATAGAGATAGTGAAGTTGACGAAGTTTTTAGAGACCTACAAAGAGAAATGGATCAAGTGGAGAAACGATTATTAAATGAAATAAGGTCTTTAAGAAATGATATAGGTGGAAGAGTAGGAGTCCTAGAGAAATATAGATGGATTATACTAGGTGGATTCCTCGCTATAGGTTGGGTATTATCTAAAAACTTCAAATTTATTATGGGAATGATGTCAGGAACAGGATTGAATTAGCATTGACTTTTTCAAGCAATTAGTGTATATTAATAATTGCTATGTCAAGTTATATTGATCTAAAATTTATTAATGATGTTTCTGGTAGATTAGAGCAGTTTAAAAAGAAGACTGATTATCTATTCAATTTCAGATGTCCCCATTGTGGTGATTCAAAGAAATCAAAAACAAAAGCAAGAGCATACCTTTATAGAGTAAAAAATGATATGTTCTTTAAGTGCCATAATTGTGGACAAGGACAAAATTTTGCTAATTTTTTAAAATTTGTAGACCCTACTTTATATTCAGAATATATTTTAGAGAGATACAAAGGATCGGCACCTGCGACACCGACACCAAAGTTTGACTTTCAACCTGTCAAGTTTAAAGATCAAACAATACTAGATGATCTAAAATCTATATCTGATTTGTCTGAAGATCATCCCGCTAGATTATATTGTATAAAAAGAAAGATACCTGAAAAGTATTTTGATATTTTATATCTATGTAATAAGTTTATGACTTTAGTTAACAAAGTAAAACCTAATACTTACAAAGTTATTAAGGATCATCCTAGACTTATTATACCGTTCTTTGACACAACTGGCAAGTTATTTGCTTTTCAAGGTCGTGCTTTCGGTAAAGAACAACCAAAGTATCTAACGGTAAAACTAGATGAGAAAAAACAAAAAATTTTTGGGCTTGAACGAGTCAACTTTACCAAAGAGGTTAAGATCGTTGAAGGTCCGATTGATAGTTTTTTTATTAGCAATTGTGTCGCTGCTGCTGGCGCAGATTTATTTTTAAAAAATAAATTACCTAATGAAAAAGTTACATACATATTTGATAACGAACCAAGAAATAAAGAAATTATAAAACGTATGTATGATGTGATTGAAAAGAATTATAATATTGTTATATGGCCTGAAGACATACAACTTAAAGATGTAAACGATATGATTATGAATGGGATGTCTGTTCCTGAAGTTGAAGATATTATAAGTAAAAATACTTACAGACAATTATCAGCACTAACTAAATTAACACATTGGAAAAAGGTTTAAATGGTACAAGAAAATATTAATGTAGTAAAACGTGGTGACCGAGGAAGAGAACCTTTAAACATTGAAAAGATACACGATATGGTAGAGTATGCTGTTGAAGATATAACAGGTGTATCATCATCACAAGTTGAAATGCAAAGTGGTCTACAATTTTATGATGGTATGTCCACAGATGAAATACAACAAATTTTAATTAAGTCCGCCGCTGATTTAATCTCTTTAGAAAATCCTAATTATCAATACGTTGCCGCTAGACTTTTACTATTCAGTTTAAGAAAACAAGTCATAGATAAACTTTGGGATCACCCACACATATACAATCACGTTAAAAAATGTATTGAGAAAGGTGTTTATGATTCATCTATTTTAGATTCATATGAAAGAAAAGATTTTGATAGAATGGAGAACTGGATTAATCACAATAGAGATTATGATTTTACTTACGCAGGATTAAGACAAGTTATTGACAAGTATCTAGTACAAGATAGATCAAGTGGTGAAGTTTTTGAAACACCTCAATTTATGTATATGATGATTTCGGCAACACTATTTGCAAAATATCCAAAAAATAAAAGGATGAGTTATGTTAAAAAATATTATGACGCAATATCTCAATTTAAAATCAATATACCAACGCCTGTTATGGCAGGTGTCCGAACACCGATCAAACAATATGCTTCGTGTGTGTTGGTGGATGTTGATGATACTTTACCTAGTATCTTTTCTAGTGATATGGCAATCGGAAGATACGTGGCACAAAGAGCAGGGATTGGGATTAATGCTGGTAGAATTAGAGGCATTAATAGTAGAATAAGAGGTGGTGAAGTACAACACACAGGTGTTATACCGTTTCTTAAAAAGTTTGAATCAACCGTTAAATGTTGTACACAAAACGGTGTAAGAGGTGGTTCCGCTACCGTACACTTTCCTATATGGCACCAAGAAATAGAAGACATTATAGTTTTAAAAAACAATAAAGGTACTGAAGATAATAGAGTTAGAAAATTAGATTACTCAATACAACTATCTAAATTATTTTATGAAAGATTTATTAATGAAGAAGATATAACATTATTTTCGCCACACGAAGTACCTGAATTGTATGAGGCGTGGGGTACAAAAGAGTTTGATGAATTGTATTTAAAAGCAGAAAGAAAATTATCCATATCAAAAAAGAAAGTATCAGCACAAGATTTATTCTTTGACATATTAAAAGAAAGAGCAGAAACAGGTCGTATATACATTATGAATATTGACCATTGTAATGACCACTCATCTTTTAAAGATAGAATAACTATGTCAAACTTATGCCAAGAAATTACCCTCCCTACTGATCCCATACAACACATTGATAAAGAAGGTGAAATAGCACTATGTATTTTATCTGCTATCAATGTGGGATTAATAAACAAAAGAGAAGAATTAGAACCTTTATGTGATTTAGCAGTTAGGGCGTTAGATGAAATTATAGATCATCAAAAGTATCCTATAAATGCTGCTGAAATATCTACAAAGGCAAGAAGAAGTTTAGGTATAGGTTATATCGGACTTGCACATTATCTTGCTAAAAAAGGTTATAGATACGATCAGAAAATGGCGTGGAGACAAGTTGATAAACTTACCGAGGCATTTCAGTATTATCTATTAAAAGCAAGCAAAGAAGTTGCACAAGAAAAAGGCAAGTGTGATTACTTTGACAAAACAAAATATTCCGATGGTGTTCTTCCCATAGACACTTACAAGAAAGAAGTGGATGAGATTGTAAATCGTAATCTAACTTATGATTGGGAGTGGTTAAGGAAAGAAATTAAAGAACACGGCCTACGACATAGCACACTCACGGCCCAAATGCCATCAGAATCCTCTAGTGTGGTATCAAATGCTACAAACGGCATTGAACCACCTAGAGATTATTTAAGTATTAAGAAAAGTAAAAAAGGTCCTTTGAAACAAATAGTACCTGATTATAAGAGATTAAAAAATAATTATAGTTTATTATGGGATATGAAAGAGAATGAAGGATATATAAATATCGTTGCTGTAATGCAAAAGTATTTTGACCAGGCGATAAGTGGTAATTGGTCATACAATCCTGAAAATTATGAAGACAATCAAGTGCCTGTATCAGTAATGGCACAAGATTTATTGACAACTTATAAATTAGGTTGGAAGACTTCTTATTATCAAAATACATATGACGCTAAAAAAGATATAGACGAACCAGTACATCCTCTTGGTTGGAAAGATGATGTACCTGAACAACAAGAAGAAGGTAAAGAAGACGAGAATTGCGACTCGTGTACAATATAAATGAAATCAGTATTTAATAAAGATAAGAATTTAGACACAACAAGACAGCAAATGTTTTTTGGTCCTGATTTAGCAGTACAAAGATATGATACTATGAAGTATCCTGTCTTTGATAAACTAACTCAACAACAATTAGGATATTTTTGGAGACCTGAAGAAGTATCTTTACAAAAAGACAGAAACGATTACCAAGAATTAAGACCTGAACAAAAATTTATATTTACATCTAACTTAAAATATCAAACTATGTTAGATAGTGTACAAGGTAGAGGTCCGTGTTTAGCATTTTTACCTTTCTGCTCTTTACCAGAATTAGAAGGTGCAATTATAACTTGGGACTTTATGGAAACAATTCATAGTAGAAGTTATACATACATAATTAAAAACTTATACTCACAACCTAGTGATGTATTTGATACTATTATACAAGATGAAAAAATAGAAAAGAGAAGTAAATCAGTTACTAAAACTTATGATGAATTAATTAATCTAGGTTATAAATGGGCAACAGATCAAAAAGTTGATCTATATGAACTAAAGAAAAAATTATATCTTGCAATGGTAACGGTAAATATATTAGAAGGTTTAAGATTCTATGTATCATTTGCTTGTTCATTTGCATTTGGTGAATTAAAAAAACTAGAAGGTTCTGCTAAGATCATATCATTTATTGCTAGAGATGAAAGTCAACATCTTGCAATGTCGCAAAGAATAATTAACAACTGGAAAGATTTTGAAAATGACAAAGACTTTCATAAGATTATAAAAGAAACTGAAAAAGAAGTTTATAAAATGTATGATGAGGCAGTACAAGAGGAGAAGCGTTGGGCAACTTATTTGTTCTCTAAAGGTTCTATGATAGGTTTATCAGAAAAATTATTACATCAATTTGTAGAATATACAGCAAATAGAAGAATGAGAGCAATACAATTAACACCTGCTTATGAAACAAAAACAAATCCTTTACCTTGGACAGATCATTGGTTGAATAGTAAGGGTACGCAAAATGCACCACAAGAAACAGAAATAGAAAGTTATGTTATCGGCGGTATTAAACAAGATGTAACTAAAGATCAATTTAAGAAATTTAAACTTTAATGGAAAAATCAGAAAAACATTGTTCTAATTGTAATACTAAATATAGCGTAAGTTGGGATGAAGAAAAGACCGATATGGAACCTTGGACTTGTCCTTTCTGTGGATATGAAGTAGAGGATGAATTAGATGGCGAACCTGAAATACCTGAAGAAGCGGAGCACGATAGTTGGAATTGATTATAGTTTAACAAGCCCTTGCGTTTGTATAAATGATGGTAATGATATTATGTTTTATTATTTAACAAAGAAAAAGAAACATCTAGGTAAGATTGCTGATAATATAATTGGCGAAGAACACCAAGATTATAATACACCCATAGAAAGATTTTCAAATATATCAAAGTGGGCAATCAATAAATTTCATATAATCGGTAAAAATCTAAAAGTATTCATAGAAGGATACTCTTATGGTTCTAAAGGTCAAGCACTATTTCAGATAGCAGAAAATTGTGGCATACTCAAATATAAATTACAAGAAAGAAATATATCATACGACATAATTGTACCTAGTGTCGTTAAAAAAGGTGCAACAGGTAAAGGCAACGCTGACAAGGATAAAATGTATGAAGCGTTTGTAAAAGAAACAAAGATTGATTTGAAAAAACTATTTGATACTGATAAGGTAGGTAACCCTATATCAGATATTGCAGATAGTTATTTTATACAAAAGGTTGGATATGAAAATAGCAATAGTAACAAGTCTTAATAGAAAACTATACGAGTATTACGCACATAGATTTTACAAGACATATAATTGGCCGTTTGATTGTTATATTTACCACGAAGGTTGGATACCTGAAATTGATCCAATGCGAAATATCTTCCATAGAGATATACACGAAACAAATCCTACATTAAAAGATTTCATAAAAAGAAATGATAGCAAAAATATTTTTAGTACAATTAAAGGTACTGATAATAGCAAAATAGTATATGGTTTAGATTTTATTAAAGACGCAATAAGATTTAGTTATAAAGTATATGCAAAGACACACTTAATGCTAGAAGGTAATTATGATTATGTATTTTGGATAGACGCAGATGTTGTATTTAAAAGAATGATGACCGAAGAAATAA